TATTCGCTCGGTATTGGATTACACGGTCCTCCAGGCACGGGTAAAACGTCATTAATTAAAGCAATCGCAAACCATACTGGAAGACATATTATTGTTATACCATTGAAGTTAATTAAGACCAAACAACAATTAGAATATTACTTTTTCGAGGACACATATAATCACGATAATGAAAAAAGAGATATGACATTTAACAAAAAAATTATTGTGTTTGAGGACATTGATTGTATTGGAGATATTATTTTAGAAAGAAAAAATGAGAAAAAAAAATATAATAGCAATAATAGCAATAATAATTTACAGGGTTTAATTAAAACTGAAAATGACACGGTAAAAGTTAGCGATGTTTTACAAACAATTTGCGATATTAATAGCTCCGGGACTAATCCTGCTTTGAGCAGTATTGAACAACCAATAACACTTGATGATATTTTAAATTTGTGGGATGGTATTCGCGAAACACCGGGAAGAATGTTAATTATTACTTCAAATCATTATGAAAAATTGGACACTGCTTTGACCAGACCCGGTAGAATTGACATTACGCATAAATTAGATAATGCAAGTCACAACACTATAGCAGAGATATATTATCATTTATATGGAAAAAATATTGATAATGATGTTTTAAAGAAAATAAATGAATGTTTTTATTCGCCTGCTGAATTAATTAATATTTATGTAACTAATAAAGAAGAAGACAAATTTGTTGAAAGGCTTTTACAAAATAAAAAGTTAAATACGTTATAATTTTAAAATAAAAATTTAATTACATAATAGTCGAATGATTAATGAATATGTAATTAAATTAATTGATAATTTACCAGATGATTTAAAGACCGCCAAAACACCTTTAAGAATTGATTTAGTTTTAGACGGAGGTCTTTTTAATGGAAGCTATCTTGTTGGTGCAATGTGTTTTTTAAAAGAAATGGAAAAGCGCAATTATATAATAATAGAAAGAATATCCAGTTGTAGTATTGGGTCAGTTGTTGCTTTTCTGTATTATATTGATGCGTTGGATATGATGCCGCAATTATACGATATAGCAAATAATGATTTTAAAAAATATTACAAAATGCCTTCTATAAAAGATTTTAAAAAATATATAAATCACAAAATACCTGAAGACATTTGTGAGAAAATAAATGGTAAGCTATTTATATGTTATAATAATGTTAAAAAATGTGTGAAAAATGTAAAGTCGCAATATAAAAATGTGGATGAAATAATGAATACTATTATTAAATCTTGTTTTATTCCTTATTTAATTGACGGTGATTTTTTATATGAGGATAAATATTTAGACGGTATTAACCCTTATTTTTTTAATAAAGAAAAAGATAAAAAAATTTTATTTATGAATCTTTATGGATATGATAAAATATTTAATTTACTTAATATAAAAAATGAAAATACGAATTTCCATCGAATTCTCTCTGGACTGTTGGATATTCATAGTTTTTTTATAAAAAAGACAAGTACGCCGATGTGTAGTTATGTGAATGAATGGAATATTACAGATAGGTGTTTTTATAATTTAAAATCATGTATTGAAAAAATTACTATTTACATAGCTTACTTAATAATGTTAATAAGAAAAAAAATACCTATTGAGGTTCAGCAAACCTTTATATATAAATTAATAACAAAAATATTCCAAGATATTTTCATAGTAATATTAGAAACATATTGTTTATGAGTTTATTTAATTTAGATTAAATATTTAAATAAATTAAATGGATAGATTTGATACTTCATCATCATTTAGTAATAATTTACTTCCATCTGGGTTGTTTAAAGGAGGGTTGTTTACCTATATTTTATTATCATTATTAATAATAGCTATTTTGTATTTTGTGTATATTTTGTATTTCAAAAAAAGTGAATATATTGGGTCAACAGAAATTAATATTAATAATTATGATATAATTGAACCACCTCAACATCAGAATGATAATCAAACAGATGAAGTATATCAAGATAATCAAGTAGAACCAGATAATCAAGTAGATGTAAATGAATAAAATTTAATATAATTGTTTTCTTTTTCTGGTTTTTTTTCCAAAAATATTAAAAAATCCCCGAGATTTTGGCCTTTTTTTCCCTTTAAAGTTTTTGTATTTTTTTGTTACGGATGATTTCTTTTTTTCTGTTCCTTTCATTTCTTTTGTTTCTTTTGTTTCATTTGATCCTTTCATTTCTTTTGTTTCATTTGATCCTTTCATTTCTTTTGTTTCATTTGTTTCTTTTGATCCTTTCATTTCTTTTGTTTCATTTGATCCTTTCATTTCCTTTGTTTCCTTCTGACCTGGTTTATAATTTAAAAACCATTCTTCCATTTCTGCTTTATTTTTTGTTTGTTTTAATTCCTTATATTTTGCTGCTTTATGAGACCGCATTTCTTCTATAGAATCTTGATGTCCATAACATATTATACTAAAACGCCTTAATAATCCTTTTTGTTGCAATCTATTTTTTTGCTGAACATCAAATAAAAATTTTGACATACATAAAATTCGTTCTGAAAATTCATTATAGTATGGTCTATCGGCATATAAAAATGCCAAATAAAAACTCAACATAGTATCTATAGTTGCTATTTTTACCTTTTGCTTATTTACAATAAGAACGTTATAACTATGACAAGCAATTGGTTTATAAATAAAAGCAACTGTGTCATTTCCTATCTTTATTTCATAATGTAGAGGAATTATTTCTCCAGCTGGCTCATGTTTAATAACTTTACAGTTATTTACACCAATATCTTTTAAACGTTCTTTTACTATTTTAGCAGTTGTTTCAGGATCAGAAGATATTACATCAAAATCCGCTATTTTTTCTAAACGCTTTCGTGATTGTTTTGGCATATATTGCGAATAGAGAGAAATAGCAAACCCTCCAAAAAAAACTACACCTTGATTTATGAATGTATTTTTGACATTTTCATAAATCGCATTTTCATGTTCTTTGTCGCTCATCTCTCTTTGAAACTCTACATTGTTACAATTTATAGTAGTTAGTGGATAAGATTTATTAAGAAGACTAAGACGTTTTAATACCTTTTCCCATCTACTAATATCACCAGCAGGTCTTGATAATTCTAAATACATTGACATTCTCAAAAAATTAGGAGGTGCGTATAAAATACCTGCAACACGGATTGAATCCTTCTTGAGAGCATTAAATATTTCCTTAGGTATTTGAGTTATATCAGCAACAGGTATAAAATTCACATATACTTTAAATGTTCCATGATGTTGACCAGCTTTTGCTTCTACCTCTGTAAAACCTTTTTTATAATAAATATCCGCTAATTCTTTTGCATCTTCTAAAGCATTAAATGAGAAAAAATCGTAATCAGGTATTTCGACATCTTTATTATAAAATTTGTCTTGTTCTGGTAATATATTGTTGATAGCAGTTCCTCCATAACATATTAAATTGTGTGTTTGTAAAAAATTCTCTACATAATTTATTATTTTTTGGACATCTTCAGAATTTACAACACGCTTTCCCATTTTTTCTTCAGCTTTATCTACTGCCATACGTAATATTGCTAATTCACAATCACTAAAATTTAAACCATCACATACATTTTTTTCTTTCATATATTAATAATATAAAATATTAATATAAAAAACCTAAAATTGTTAATAAAAAATATTTTTATATAAATTAATTATATAATGAGTAAGAGATTAACACCTAAAGAGATAGAAAATATACAACGATTAAGAAGACAAATGGAGGAAAAGGCAGATAAAGAGAGAGCAGCAATTACATATAATGCTTCCATGTGGGATATAGAAAATAAACAAGATAAACGTTTAGCTCAAAAACATCAAGATTTAAGAGCTAAAGATTATTTACGTTCATTAGCAAAGGATAAAAAAAAAAGTCCAGACAAAAAAATTGTTGCTAATATACAATTTCCTGGAAAAAAAATTGTCGCTGAAGTGAAAGTTCCTGAAAGGCAATATAAGGTGCCATCTGATGTTAATGAAGATGATTTAATGAATGAGCTTAATGCTTTAGATTTTGAGTTTGATACTCCTCCTGTTAAAAGGCAATATAAGGTGCCATCTGATGTTAATGAAGATGATTTAATGAATGAGCTTAATGCTTTAGAGTTAGAAGGTGAGTTTGATACTCCTCCTGTTAAAAGGCAATATAAGGTGCCATCTGATGTTAATGAAGATGATTTAATAGCTGAGCTTAATGACTTAGAAGGCGATTTTGATGACATTGGTAAAGGCACGCGAAAACGCCGCAAATATAGAAAAAGCAAAAAGAATAAGGTTATTGTTTCTAAAACTCACAGGGTAAAAGGTGCCAAAAAAACAAAAAAACGCAGGAAAAATATAAAAAAACAAAAAAAACAGTCAAAAAATAAAAGGCAAAATTAAGTTGAATAATTAATTAATTGATTAATTTAATATTATAATAATTTATATAAAAATAATTATTATAATACATTATAATGGATTTAATAAATTGTCATGATAATAATGAAAAAAAACGCATCGATTATGAAATAATTGTTGGTAAGATTGTTAGAAAACGGCTTACTCGTGAATGTGAAAATTTATATTTAACTTATCCAAATTTATCTTTAAATGTTATTTCAGGAAAAACGGAATTAACAATTACCGATAATTTTATTAATAAAAAACATAAATATAAATTAGTATTTAAAGACACATATCCATTTAAACCTCCTGACATATATTATAATGATGAAACGTATTTAGAACTATTAAAATTAAAAAATAAAGAAGAAAAGGACATAGTTAAAAAATTAAAAAACAAAGATTGTTTATGTTGTGACTCATTCTATTGTAACGATAATTGGTCTCCTTCAATAACGTTGAAATCTATAGTTGACGAAATTAGAGAAATCGTGCTGTTTAAAAAAACAATAAATGAACTCATAATAGCTAATAAAATTAAAGCAAAATATCTAATAGATGACATTGATATCAATTCATATTTAATATAATAAATATAATAAATATAATAATTTTTACATTTTAAAACTATAAAAATCTGAGCTAACTGTGCGTGTAGCATAACTATAATTAGGATTTTGAGGAGTAGGATCTGGTAACATAATTGGAACAAATCTTAATTTTTGTGGTTTTAAAGCAAACGCATAACTCGCCGTGTCAAAAAACTGAGCATTTTCAATAAGAAAATTATCAACATATTGATATCGCATTGCCACCATTTGACAACCATATGTTCTACATAGAAGTCCACTTGGATTAGGTGGATTTATTCCCTTATCTGGAAAAACAATTGTCATGCTTCTTTTATTATAATCGGTCAATTCATTAATATCGGGGTTATTTTTAACATTATAATAATCATAAGATCTCATAAAAATTGAATTACTTGTCAAATTAACATACTCTAAGAATTCTTTATTTTCTAAAAATGAATTGTTGCTTTTATCTACTATTAAAATAATTTTGCCTTTAAATTTTAGTAAAGGAACTGCTCCTAAATTTGTTCCACTATTTTCAAAACTATATTCTTTTCCTAACATAACAGAATCATACGATTTTAAAATATCCGCCATTTTTGAATAGATTTTTTGATTATTACTTTTAATACGTAAATGAACAATCATTGGGTCTGTTGGATTAGGACAATTACCTCCTGAAAAACCATAATCTACAATAGTTTTTATTACACTCCCAAAATCCACAGAATTAAATGTTTCTTTAATATAATAACTATCTTGTGTGCTGGTTGAAATAACGGGTTTGTTATCTACCGAATATATTTCAAAGTCTAAACATCTTACTCCTTGTTTAATTATTGCTTTTAAATTACAAACATCGACAAAATTGTTTTTATATGAACCTCCAGAACAGGCATTATACGCCGTTTTAATATAATAATCATATAAATTACCGCTACAATCCGGATCATTGTCTGAAATAGATCTTATTTTACCATCAACAGAAGAATATAAATCATTCATATAATTACATTCCGATTTGTTTAACCTTGTAAGATAAATAATATACCATATAAAAATTATTAAAACAATTATAATTATAATTGTAATCATAGTTGAAACAAAATTTTGATCCAACTTTTTTATATCTTCTAAATTAAAAGTGGCTGGGCTTGATGACATTATCTAATATAATATATTATTTTTAAATTAACATTATTATTTTAATTAATACCGATCTCTTACTCTTTCTCTCTATCCTTCTAAATTTATCCCCACTTTTGAAAGTGGAGATAAACTACTTAAACAGTTCAGTATAATATAAAGTATAAAATGCCAAAAATATGCGAATATGGAGCTTGTAGAAATCAAGCCAGTTA